GGCAGTCACCAGCCGCGGAGGCCGCTTGTCCATGCGGGCGATCAGCGTGAAACACGGCCGATCGGCAGCGGCACCCGCCGAGGCGAACTGCGGGTTCATCAGGTATTGCCATTTGCGGTTGGCAGTCACGGTCTGGGCCGGAGCGTCGAGCGAACTGCCGACGTTGCTGAAGTTGGTGTTCATGATCCACGGCGTGACGAGCCGCTGCTTCGGGTTCGTCATGACGGCCGGAGCCGGGCCGTCCGTTCCTGACGTCTGGCCGCCGCCGGAATAGTAGTTGGCGAAGAACGGACGCACCAGTTGAAAACGGTCTTTCGTCGTAACCGTCGGTGACGGCCGCTCGATCGACGAGTTGAACCCGTTGCCGTAGTAGGCCGAGACGAAGGCGTGGTGATCCCGGCAGGTGATCGCGCCCGCGGGCGCATCGACGGCTGTGCATTTCCCCTCCGGAGACCCGCCGAAGTGCTTACAGAGGTAGTACACCTTGGCTACGCCGAGGCGGTTCTGCGTCGCCACGGTCGGGCACGGTTCGTCGATGCCGGGTGCAACATACTTCCCGGACTGGTTCATCGAGTTGTATTTGACGAGGAACGCTTCGCGCCCGCCGGCGACGAACTTCACCAGCCCCGCGTGGATGCGGGCAAGCGATGCCTCGACCAGCGGCCGCTTCCGGTCGAAGATCGACTCGCCCTCGTCCTCAAGGTCGAGGACTTCCCGCACTGGCCGCCACTTGCGAAGCTGCTGACCGAACAGGTCGCCCTGTGCCGGGTTCTTGGTGTGAGTCGGTTTCGGAAAGACGATCGGAAGGCCGCGGCGGGCGAAGATCCCGAAGAACCGCCGGCGGGAAGTGTACGCCCCGAAGTCGGCGGCGTTCAGGATGCGGTGGCCGAAGTCGTACCCGTAGCCCCGCACGTTGTCGACCCATTTCCGGTACAGTCGCCCGGCATCCCTGCTGACGGGCTTGCTCCTCTCATCCAGATCGCCCCACGACATAAACTCCTCCACGTTCTCGATCTGGATGTAATCGGGGTTCAGCGCCTCGATGTAGCGGAACAGGTGTTCGGCCAGCGTGCGGCTGTCGGCGTCGCGCGGAAGGCCGCCTTTGGCCCGCGAGAAGTTCGTACACTCCAGCGAGGCCCAGAGGACGACGAAGGCATCCGGGTACTGGCGGCGCATCCGCGCGAGGTGTTCGAACAGCGGCGACAGCTCCAGCGTACGGATGTCCTCCGTGTAGTGTAGCGCGTCGGGGTGGTTGGCAGCGTGCGAAGCGATGGCGTTGGCGTCGTGGTTCACGCAGGCGATCACCTTGGCGCAAGGAGCTCCGGCATGCCGCGCAAGGTGTACCCCGGTCGAGGTGCCGCCCGCACCGCAGAAAAGGTCGATGTACAACAGTCGGATTTTATCGTTTGAATTCATTGAAATAGCTTTTTTTAACAGGTGAAATCGGCAGCCCGGCCATCATGGCCGGGCTGCCGTGTTGAATAGTGAAGGGAAGAAGACTATTGACAGCCTTCAACCGCCGTCAGTTCGGCCAGCTTTTCGACGAACGCCTGACTGAAAGGACAGCAATCGCAGACCGAACAGCACTGGTCGCCTTTCCGCAGGCAGGTTTCCCGATAGGCTGCAATCGACAACCTCCGTATCCTGTGGCGCTCCTCCTCCCTAATAGTTTCTACGGACGAAGATTTAACCCCGACGAGACGGCCATAAATGCCGTCGAGTTCTTCATCCGTAACCTCGGCGGCCATGTCGGGATAGTCGAGGATCAGCGTCTTTACAAAATTGACTTCCCGGCGGGCAATTTCCAGCTCGCCGAGGTTTATCAGTGCTTGCACATCGCTCAAATGCGACATGGCAACCATGCTTACTTGTCGTTGCATATTATTCATAATATTCATCCCAGATAACTTCATCCTCCCACACGCTGATTTCGAGACCCGAGCTAAGCTGCACGCGAACCCGCGGATAATCGTACTCCACGAATTCAACATGTCGATAGCCTAAATAGGATTTCTTCAGCGTGCCTGTTTGCCCTTCTTGCAATTCGTCATTGTCCATTGCCTTTAATTTTAACTTCATAATTTGAAAACGCCCCTATTTGCCTCTGTCCGAACAAAGTCGTCAGGAACTCATAAAATGTCGCAACCCTTATCTGGGTGGTACGATCGGGAAGAGTACATCGAAACATTCCGTCCGTTTCTTTGAATAGTCTCCATGTAGCATGATTCCAATCCGTAATGAAAACTACGGTTTTCATTACCGTAACCTCTATTGTCCGCATAGTAAAAAATAGCGGCTGACCTGTACGCCGCAAGGTGTCAGTAGTTGATGATTTCGCCATTGCCGACCGTGATTTCCCGAAGGACGCAATCGACGGTGATCCGCCGCCCGTCGATGTCGATCTGCCAGCCTTCGCAGAGGTTCCGAGCCCAGACCAGACGGGTCGTATCCATTTGCAGGCCGTAGTAGATCCGGCGGCCTTCGCGGAACGTGAAGTTATGCCGCCGGATCTTCGTCGTGATGGTCTTAACGATGTCCATACCGGTAGTTTTGTGCGACGTAGCGCAAGGTGAAACTCTTGACCGCCCTATACCACGACTGCGGCGTCTCGATCGAGCGGTTCATATACTCCTTACAGCTATACTTGCCGTTGGCCGAAAGCGCCATGTACTCCCTGAGCTCACCCGTGATCCGCGTCCGAAACAGGTAGAACCACTCCCATTCGCAACACAGGGCGAGCTTGTCGGCATAGCACAACCGCGAAGGCCGAGCACCGTCCCGCCGGGAGTGGAACCGGGAATGATGCCGCGTGAACTCTTCCCAGCGTCGGCCGAAGATCCGCATGATCCGGGCCCCCAGCTCGACATGCGTTTCGCCTTCCGGGCCGTCCATGTTCGGCTTGCCCAGATAGCCCCAGTCATGGACGATAAACGCAACCCAGAGCCGGGGATCAGCCGGGAATCCGTACAACCGCCACCAAGCGATGAAAACCAGAAAAGGATGGATAAAGATGTTATGTGCTCCGAACAGGAGGCTTTTCGTACCTACTTTCATAATTTGCAGAATTTAATTACAACGACATGACGGCCGCCAGTTGGGCCTGACGGTATTTCGGGAAGATCCAGCCGGCGACCTTGCGGCCCTGATAAGTCAGACTGGAGTTGCGCTTGGCCTTGATACGCTCCAGAACCGACACATCGGAAGGTTCGTCGGTAAAGATGGCCAGGGCCTTCGCTGAATAGTCTACGACAAGAGCCCCGCGATGCAGACGCCGCTGGGCGATAGCTGCTTCCTCGCGGCGCTGCTTCTCGGCGGCCGCCGCACGGGCAATGACCTCTTCGACCTGTTCGGCCGCCAAGAAGGTCGGGTAAGCGAGATCCGCGAAGAATCCGCTGGCCGACTCGTGTTCATCGAAGATGAAACGCGTGCGGAAGTTCCGGAGCGACTTGAGCCCGATCAGCGTGTAGGTATAGCCGGCATGCTCGTCGAACATGATTTCGGTGACGATGCACTTCTCACAAAGAGAGTCCCCAAGCATGAAGCGTTCGACCACCTGGTGCAACGTCACGACCTGTCTGGACGTGTCGTAAACGATGCCTTTCGTTAATAATGCTACCTGTGCCATAATCGTGTGATTTAGGGAGCGGGACGATGCCCGCTCCAATAGTTACATATAATAGCGACTTGTAAAAACTACATATTGGCAAACAACTGCTCCTTCGTCCAGTCGTGAGTACCTCTCGATAAGCACTCGGACAGCCCAAGTCCTTAACCGCTTGTCATAGTAGAGCATTCTGCCAATTTCCTGAAGAGAGTAGTTGTAACCTTGTCTTGACAAGATCCGACAGATTTCCTTTGCGGCATGTTGTTTAATTCTGCGAGTGATTCTGTTAAGTGTTTTCATAATCGTGAATAGTTTAAAAGGTTAAATAGTGTGCTCCGCTGGGGCTTCGCTCCCCGCCATCCGCCGACCACATCGAGCGGAGCTGGTTAATACGTCAAAGAACTTGTTGTCGAAAACTCGCTAACATCCTCGTCACGCCCTTTACCCTTTCTATCGAACATATCATTTTCTCGAAGGTTTGCCGGGCTGTGATTTCCCTGCCGATGGATGTTTTCGAGATTTCAAAGAACGAGGGTCATCCCCTTACACGTTGCCTTCAGAGCCTTTCTGATACTCGTATGGGACGCTGACATTTTGTAATGAACATGGAGCGGCCGCCCGTTCCTTTGGAATGGGCATAGGCGGCCGCTCTCTACCGCTGAACCGGCGCAAGGGTTCCGGGAAATATTTTTGAAAAAATTTCTTCAGAGTGCCCCGGCCTGCCGGGGTAAATTTTTTCATCATAAACACAGTTCCCGAAGGGACTCCTAAGAAAATATTTCACGGGTTCATTGCCCGGCAAAATGCAGGGTCACTACTTTGTATCAGAATGGCCTGAAGGCAACGTGTAAGGGGTGACCCTTCAGGTCGCAGAAAGCTCGAATTCTGACAGTGGCCGGGTAAAACCGCAGCCCGGTCGTACCCCGAGAGAAAATACCGCTCTCCCTCGCAACGCGAGGGGTGCACTGCCGCGACGTGGAGAAAAGCGCGACTTGCAACGCCCTGCAAGTCGTGCTTTTTAGGAGCGATCAAGGCGCCGGCGAATGCCGGCGCCGAAAGAAAGCCCGCGACAAAAGGGGCCGAAGCCCCTATGCCCCATTCTCGGCCGGAGCCGTGTCGAAAAGCCTCATGCACAGCTCTTCTTCGAAGAAGCGAACGACCTGCTGCACGTCGCTCAATACCGAGAAGATAAAGGCCGGTTTCTCGCGCAGCTCCCTCAGCCAAGCCTTCAGGTAAGCTACGTTCTCGGCCCGAATGCCGCTCGACACGCCCAGGCCGAGGCCGACCAGGGCCGCCGAGAACTCTGCGACCAACTCCTCGCGGCCGTAAGCCGCCGTCGACGGCTCGCCCAAATGGCGGTCGAGACGGCCCGCCGAGCCGGTCGAGTGGGCCATTTCGTGCAGCATGGTCGAGTAGAAGGCTTCCAGGTCGTGAAACTGCTCTTGGCGCGGCAGGACGATCCTATCGTCACAGGGAGAGTAGAAGGCTGCATCTCCCGACTTCTGGAGAATCGGG